TCGCGCGACAGTGCGGGCATGGCTACACAGAACCCTTCTATCAAACCAGCAGCGCAGGCAAGCGCCGCTGCAGCGGCTTATGCCTTGCCCGCGCAGATTGAGATCTTTCGCGCTGGCACGCATACGGATGATGCGGGCAATGCGCACAATTTTTCTGAAGCGGATGTGGCGGGTATGGCGGCTGGCTACAACCCAGCCCTGCGCCAAGCACCGCTCACGATTGGCCACCCGGCTGACAACCTGCCCGCTTATGGCTGGGTGAGCGCTTTGAAGCTCAATGCCGCTGGCCGACTGGCGATGGATGCCACGCAGGTGGCGCCGCAATTTGCAGAGATGGTGCAAGCCGGGCGCTTTAAGAAGCGCAGCGCGAGCTTTTACCCGCCCAAGCACCCGAATAACCCGACGCCCACGAGCTGGTATTTGCGCCACGTGGCATTTCTGGGCGCGCAGCCGCCTGCCGTGAGTGGGCTGGCTGATTTTGCGGCTGGCTCTGATGCGGGCTGTGTCAATTTTTCTAGTGGTGCAGAGCCCGCAGCCTTGGCGCAAGCCTCTGGCTCGGCCTCGCCACCCCCTTCACTTTCCCAAACTACCCCCGAGCAATTAACCCAGGAGCAACTGATGGACATCGATTTGAAAAAACAACTTGAGGCCGCGCAAGCTAAGCAGGCTGAAACCGACGCGGCGCTGGCCGCTGCGAAGGCTGAGGCCGATGCAGGCAAAGCGCAGCTGGCGCAATTTGCAGAGAAGGCCCGGGCTGATAAGACAGCAGGCTTCGTGAGCTTTGCAGAAGGCGTGCCAGCGCAAGTGCTACTGCCCAAAGATCGCCCGATGGTGGTGGCAGCGCTTGAGGCGCTGGATGCTGCCAAGCCGGTGAGCTTTGCTGAGGGCGGCGCGACTAAGACGGTATCGCCTGCTGAGTGGTTTAAAACCTTTGTGACCACGCGCGCCCCTGTGGTGAGCTTTGGCGAGCATGCGCCTGCAGGCGGCGGCGCGGCTGCTACCGGCAGCGCGGCTGGCAAGAGCGAGGCGGAGATTGATGCTGCTGCGAAGGCGCATATGCGCGCTAACCCGGCCGTGAATTACATGGATGCGCTTTCTGCTGTGACTTTTACGGCCTGATCCCCACAACACCGAAAACGACAAGGAAACCCACATCATGATGACTGCTACCCAGATTCGCTTGAATCAAAGCCCCATCCTCACCAACATGCTTTTGGGCATGGCCCAGGGCTCTTATATTGCAGAGATGCTGATGCCGCGCTTGCCGCAGGCGCTCTCTAGCGTGATGCTGGCTAAGGTGGGCAATGAGCGCTTTAAGCGCTACAACCTGCGCCGCGCGCCTGGCTCTGAGACCAAGCGCGTTGATGTGAAATACGATGGCCGCGTGTATGGCGTGGAGCAATACGCGGTGGAGGTGCCGATCCCGCAAGAGATCATCCGCGAGAGCGCTGAGGCGCGCCGCCTGAATGTGGGCAACTACTTGGATATCAGCAATATTGCGATGACGACGGCGAGCGGCATTTTGGCGCAAGACTATGAGCTGGATGTGGCGGGCTTGGCGACGCTGCCTACGACTTATGCGGCGGGGCACACGCAAGCTTTGGCGGGCGGCACAAAATGGAGCGCCGCCACGGGCACGCCAGTGACGGATATTGAGGCTGCCAGCGACATCATCCGCAAAAAGATCGGCAAGCGCCCGAACCGCTTGATTTTGAGCGCGGATGCCTACAGCGCTTTGAAGAACAACGAGCAGGTGCGCAGCCGCTTGACGACTCTACAGACTGGGCCAGCATCGCTGGATCAACTCAAGAGCGTGCTGAGCGTGAGCGATATCGTGGTGGGCGATGCGATTTGGATGGATGCCAGTGATGTGGGGCAAGACATTTGGGGCAATAACGCGATTCTTGCGTATGTGCCCAATATGGGTGGCTCGGGGGGCAGCATCAGCTTGGCTGAGCCTGCTTTTGGCTTTACGAATGTGATTGAAGGCCACCCTTTTGCAGAGACGCCTTACTACGAGAACAGTAATAAGAGCTGGATTTATGGCGCGACTTTTGAGCGCCGCCCGAACATCAGCTACAACACCGCTGGCTTCCTTTTCCAAAACTGCAAGTAAAGCGAAGCACAGCATGGCTAAGAAAACTGGAGCGCTGATTGCGCTGGTGACTGTGGTGGCTTTGGTGGATGGTGTGCGCACCATCTATGAGCCTGGCGATGAGGTGAAGGGGCTGCATCCGAAAGATGTGGAGACTTTGATCTTGGCGGGCTCGATTGAAGATCAATCTGCCACAGAGAAAGCTGAAAAAGCTGCTGAGCGAAGCCAAGCTGCGGCGGATGCTGAATTTGCGGCTGCCCGCGCTGCTGTGCAGCAGCAGCAAGAGACGATTGCGCCTGCTGCTGATGCGGCCAAGGCTTAACTCCATCAACACCCCCTTTACTAGGAGCAACACATGCCCTCTCAAAACAACTCTGGCTTGCAATACAACAAGCGCCACGCGATCACGATGGTGGCTTTGACTGCTGTGGTGGCAGGCCGCTTTATGGCTTATGACGGCGGCTACGCTACGAGCGCGGGCGGCGCGAAGGATGCCCAAGGTATCTCAGAGGCTGATGCGGCGGCTGGCGAAGCGCTGCCAGTGGTGACGGATTACTCTTACCCCGTGGAGGCTTCGGCTGCAATTGCTTTTGGCGATTACATCAAGCCTGCTGCAGATGGCTCTGGCCGCGCGGCTATTGGCACGCTGCTGGACCACTGCGGGCGCGCTCTGGGCGCGGCTGCGATTGGCCAGCTGGTGGAATGCCAGATCGTGCGCCACGTGCATGCTTGATTGATTTGAGCCATGATCTACGCTAGCCGCCAAGATATGACGCAGCGCTTTGGCGAGGCGGAGCTCGTTGCGCTGACTGACCGCGACGACACGGGGCAGATAGGCGCTGCTGTGCTGGCGCGGGCGCTGGAGGATGCGCAGGCGACGGTGGATGGCTATGCAGGCAAGCTGTATCGGCTGCCGCTTTCGGGCTGCTTAAAGCCTGCTACGGCGCTGGGCGCTGCGCCTACTTATGTGAGCCCGCCGATGCTGACGCGGCTGGCTTGCGATTTGGCGCGGTATTACCTCTACACGGATTTGCCCGATGAGCATGAAGTGGCGCGCCGCCACAAGGCTGCGATGGCTGAGCTGATGAGCTTGGCGACTGGCAAGACGCAGCTCGTGTGCCCTTGGGGCGGATCGCCCGGCATGGCGCTGGATGCTGACCCTTTGCAAGCGCATGAGGTGATGCATAGCTTTGCACCGCGCCAGATGAGCGCTGACAGCTTGCGCGGCTTTGGCTAGAGAGATTTGGCCATGCTGCTGCAACAGAATTTATTTGACTTGGAGCCTGTGATCTTGGCGCGGCTGCGCGAGCAGCTTGCCCCTTTGCGGCCTGCGATTAAAGTATTTACGGCGGCTGATTTGGAGGGGGTGGAGGCGGCTCAACAATTCACCCCTGCGGTGCATTTGGTCTACGACGAATACAGCGTGACGGAGAGCCGCCCAGATGGCACGCAGGCACGGATTACGCAGCAATGGATGGCTGTGGTGGCGACGCGCCACCAAGCGAGCCTACGCACGGGGGCAGTAGCGCGGGAGAACGGCGGGGCGATTGCGATGGCGGTATGCGCGGCGCTGATGGGCTTTAAGCCCACTGGCGCATCTAAGCCGATGCGATTGACCAACCCACGGCGCTTGGAATACCTAGCTGGCTTTCACCTTTTACCACTGGCCTTTGAGGCCGAGATGATTTTGCAACCTAAACGGGACATACCCTCATGAATGACAAAACCAAACCCGCCCCACCTGAACCAACTGATGCGAAGAGCCAACTCTTTGCTGTGACGAAAGCCTTTTGGCTGGGCGATAAGCCTTGCGCTGAAGGCGAGAAGGTGCTGCTGACCGATTCGCAGGCCAAGCGCTTGGGCGAAGCCGTGACGCCTGCCAAGGCTGCCTGATTGATTAATTAACTCACCCTACAAATTGAAGGACGCACGATGAGCACGACTTACTACCCTTACCTAGGCTCGGGCACACTTTACGCCCGCGAAGCTGGCACAGCCGCTGGCTTGATTGCGATTGGCAATACC